TCTTGCAACAATATTAGCACCATCAACTTTTGTACCTACAAATCTATCTACAAGTTCTAACTTAGGAGCAGAAATATAGTTCTTACCATTAGATAAAATACTAATTGTACCAACAGTATTAAAGTCTCTGATAGTAGTAACAGTAGGAACATCAACAATTGGTCTTAAAGTAGTATCAGAAGAATAGTTAAATCCTTCATTTACTAACTGAATTGAGTTAATTTGACCAATTCTGGTTGATTTTGGTTTAATAGTGGAGTTATCACCATTTTCAGATTCAATACCTAAAAATCTTGGTAGTTTTGTATAGAATTCTCCACTGGATAGTAAGTTAATATTATCAATTGGACCTTCTGGACCAACAGCACCTGTAGCATAAAATCTTCTACCTTCAGTTGCAGCATAAGAAACTTTCTCTGGAGTTTTTGCGATAGCAAAACTAAATGTAGTAGTACCTACTCCAACTGCGGAAGTACCAATACCAGTGATTGTAAACATACCAGTGTATGCACTATCCACATACTTAATCGTATTATTTTCTTTTACGTCATTATCTGGAATTAATGGTGTTCCATCTTTAGTAACATTGTAATAGAGAATCTTAGGACAGAAGGTATTATTGTTAACATCTAATCTAGCATAAGTGTTACCAATACTAATTACACGGTCTTCTGCATCAAGAACATCACCAACTTCAGCAGTTGTACTTTGACCAGTTCCTACAAACTCACTATTAAATCCTTGGTCATAATAAATTTTGAAATCATATCCATTTAACTCATAGTTTTGTAGATCAAATACGGTTGTAGATCTACTAGGAATTTCTACTTTTGGATTAATTAAACCAAAGTTATGACTAGTGCCACCAATGCTTGTTAAAGAAACTATAACGGGAACATCTGCTACAGCATCTTCATATGTGTCACATAATCTGAAATTATCGGGAGAATCTCTGTAAATATAATATCTACCTGTACCTAGTCCACCAATAACTTCGGATTTTGGTTCATAGTAAACTCTATCACCTGTTCTAAAATTATTACCTGGAATAGAAATTCTATTAGTCGATGTATTAACACCAGCAGAAGAAATGCCTTGAGAATCAACAATAATCAAACCTTCATTATTAAGTTCTATTCTTACTCTGGAACTTGCACCTAAACCAACTTCTTGATTTGCAATTACATTAAAGTTAACAGTATCTCCTACTTTTAATCCATGAGCTTGAGTTGTAGTAACCGTTGTAGTTGGTTGTAATACAGATCCTCTTACTGCTGTACCAATACCTTGAACGAAGTATCCGTCATCATCACTACCATCGCTAGTAAAGAACAATTCAGCACCATTTTTCTCAGTTTTTATACCAATTGTATTGATTGATTTGTATACAATATAAACTTCTTGCTCAACACCTGATCTAGGTAAAGAATCAGTAACTAAAGTAGCTGTTGTTCCAACACCAATTGCAGTAGCAACACCAAGAGAAAGTTGACCTGATTTTTTAACAAATAAAGCTTTTTGTCCATCCAAGAAAGGATGTTTATTTAAGAAAATAGACCCATGCTCAACTACCCTAGTTTGGGCAATATTATTTTCTGTATAATTAAGAGTTTCATAATTACCTACAGTTGTACCTACACCAACTGTTTGTTTTGGATTAAAGAATTTTTTAGGGAAGAATTCAGATACAAATTGTGGAGCATCACTAGCAATAGTAAATCTATCTTGAAGATAACTGATAGTACCAGAAGCACTAAATGATGCAATACCTGTTCTCTCAATACGTAGTAAATTTTTACTTTCAATTACATTTAAGACTTTAGCAACTTCACCATCACTAAATTTGATACTAGATCCACCACTGACATTTGCTGGAATTCTACTTACAATAAGATCAGTTACAACACCAACTGCTCCAGCTTTAACAGGATCTAAAAGTATAGCTCTTTCAGATGCAACACCAACTACATGGAATCCTTGAAGACCTTTAATATCAGTATTAGTGTTGAAGATTTCAATAACCTCACCATTATTAAAATCATGGTTTGGTTGAATAATTCCTGTAATTTCTACATCACCTGTTTTTTGGAAAGTTACCTCATCAAATTGAACGTTAGTGCTTTGTAAATCATTAACTTCTTTACCTTTAATGAAAGAAACTAGTGCAGATACTCCATTACCATTAGTTCCTTCTTCATCAAATAATAAAGGATCTCCAACTTTATAAAGATCACCTGCTTCAACGATTTCTAACTGTTCAACACCACCAGTAAAGACAGAATCAATAACACCTTCTTGTCCAATTAATTCATCAGCTTCAATAACAAAATCGTAACTAGCACTATTGCTCTTTAATCTGTAAGGATAAGTATTCCTACTAAGATTTAATGCATTGATATCATCGTCCTGAGAGATAGACTGAGACGCTTTAGGAGCGATGTAAGTGTCTCCGATATAATATGGGAAGGATGCTCTTGGTAAACCTGTTCCAGGGTCAATTTCAAGGGTAGCAACGTATCCATAAATTCCATCAGGGAAATCATCAGATACAAACCATCTACCATTATGAACATCAAGATCACCAGTTCCCATGAACTTATAATCTTCAACAAAGAAACCAGCAGGATATTCACCTGGATCTGGTCTATTTGGAACTAAATGACTTGCTAATTGGTATCCAGAACGAACATATGTTGTAATACCTATATTTTGTTTTGGATCTCTTGTTGCAAAAGGACCAAAAATTGGGTTTCCATCATATGCCCAACCAATAATAGGAGATCTTTGTGCAAGAGTATCTCCAAAATCAGTTTGAAGATCTGTAGAATATGCTAAAGATGCATATTGAATTGGATATTGAGTCTCAGCGTTTAAGAAATCATCTGTTGAATACTTTTCATGCAAGTTTACAGTTAATGGTCTTACTGTCGATTCAATAATACCAGACTGTCCTACAGACCTTACAACGATAGCTGTATCTTCTGCGTCGTATCCTATACCACCAGAAATTACCTCAACTGTAGCAACTTTACCTGTTGCATTAAGTTTTGCTTTTAATTGAGCACCAGAACCTGTTGGACCTACAACTGTTAAGTCTGGAGCAGAAGTATAATTTGAACCAGCACCTATAATTTGAACCTGTGTAATAATTCCATTACTAATCAATGGTTGGAATTGTGCTCCACTACCACTTGAAACTGTAATTAAAGGTGGTTTTTCAAAGTTTAATACCTTAGAACCATAATCTGATCCAGGTTCAGATAGATATGCACCAATAATTTCACCTCTTACATCTGGTTCGCAAGGAATAGATACTGTTGTTCCGCCAATAGATGCTACAACAGTAGCAGTAACATCTGGATATTTTACAGTATGAATACCACTACCAACATCGCTAAGGAAAATATATCTGCCTCTAGTAACATCAGTTTCAGAAAGAGCTAGTCTAAACTCATCTGCACTTATACGAATAACTCTATAATTTGTATCTGTGGTTAATTCAGGGATAGAATTAGTTGCTTGATAAATTACATCTTCATTGTTTTGGAAACCATGATTTTTTACAAGGAAACAATTAGTTCCTGTACTGATACCAGTTGTTTTAATTTCATAAGTTCTTTTTGTATATCCAGAACCTTCAGTAACAACAGAAATATTTTGAATTTTATTTTTAAAATCAAAAGATCTAAACTTATGAATACCTAAAGTATTGAAAGTTGTGATACCAACAGTACTAACACCTGCATTAGCATCATCTTCTGTTTCATGAAGTTTAATAGTAGTAATGTTGACTACATTGGCAAAATATGTAACACCATTTTGTAAAGTACTTTCAGGATCATATTGGGTAATATCATCAGAACCTAATGTAAGTGCAACACCTAATGGTTGGTTTCCATTTGAATTATAAACAATTTTCTGTCCTGTTTTAAAATTATGAGGACCAATGAAAGTAAGTGTATTACCAGGAATATCAACACCACCATTTGCTAAAATATCTTTAGCATTGAAATTTGCTTCTGTATAATCTTGAGATAAAGTAATTTCACCACTGGCACCTTCTCCATTACCACCTTCAATATTGATACCAAAAACTTGGTCAATATCATAAGACTCTCTATTTTCAAGATATAAAGACTTTAGAGATCCACTAAGAACAGGATTAATTACAGCAACTGTTCCACCAACTCCAGGATTAGAAACTGTAACCTTAGGTGGATTAATAACATCATAATCAGTACCACCACTAACTAATTCAACAGACTGAAGAGGACCATAATACAAATAATCATTTGACTTATAGTTTAGTATTTCAATACCATTGATCAACATTCCTGTTGGACCATAGGTAGTAGTTTGAGCAAGACCTGAAGAAACACTTGGTTTTAGTGGGAATTGCCTTAGAATTTTTTGAGGTTGTATATGTTTACCATACTGAGAAGCAAGAGTTAGTCTATGTGTACCTGTTCCCTGTTTTAAATCAATAAATTTACTAACTTCAATAAAAGATCTAGCATTTGCTAGTTTTAATTGATTATTAGCAGCTGGATTTACCCAAATAAAGTATCTCGTACCACTTACTAGTCCCTCTAGGGGAGTAGAACCAGATAATGCCTCATATACAATTTCGTCACCTGTAACAAATGGTAAATTCTGTTGAAATGATACTAATTGATCAATTTGACCAATACCAACATCTTGTCCTCTAAAATCAACAAAAACTCTATCAACACTAAACGTAAAAGAAGGTAAACCTTGAGTCGCAACGTACATTGACTCATTAACTTTGTCTTTAGTGACATATGCATTTTGAATGTTAGAAATAATTGTTTGATTTCCAAATTCAATTAAATTATTGCTAGAACTTGCCCTACTAATTACTCTTCTAAGATCCCAATTTCTATCAGTAGTAATTCCTGTTGTATTAGATAACTGTAGAGTATTGTTATTAATAACAGTCACAACAGAAGTTGTTGTAATTGTATTTGTTCCTCTTGCAAGAATATCTACAGAATCTCCTGTTCTTAGATTACTTTTGGTAAAAGTATCTGAAATAGAAACTGTAGAACCAGTAATTTCGTCTATTTCAAATCTTGTTGCAATATTATAAATCCAAGAGTTAAAAATTCTTTGTTTGTAAGTTGGTAAAGTTAATGGATCTACTGGTGGAGCAATATTCTCACCAATACTCTTGATGTAAATTTCATTACCAACATCAAGATAGTAATTACTTCCTTGAGCCTCAAACTCTCCAAGAACTCCAGTGATTCTCATTTCTACCTTTTTAGTAGAATCTCCACCTTCATAACCATATGCAACAACTGTAGATCTGACTTCACTTCCAACTGGTAGATCAGATGTTAAACCAGAACAACCTAAAAACTGAGTTAGGTTTTTATCAGTATAAGTTACAGTAATTCCAAGAGAATCAATAAAGAATGAACCACTCCTAGAAAAACCAACTGTACTATCTACGTTGATAACTCTGGTATTAGCAGAAGCAAGTAAAGTATTTTTAGTAAAACCTGGAACAAAGAATTCACCAGAGACCAAAGACTGTTCGTTAAATCCAACAAAAAGCGGAATTTTATAAAACTCTTCACCCTGACGAGTAAAAATTTCTACCTCAGAAATAGGACCAGATGCAACTTGAACGTCTGGATTAGTTGGGTCTGCATCTTGATAAAGAGTTTGACCAGTAAGTAGTAAAGGATTTCCACTAATCGCACTTACAACAACAATTGCTCTTCTTAAGTAATCAGAAGTAGATGATTTTACAACAAAATCTTCAAGATCAACTACTTGAACCTTTTTACCATAAAGAACATTGAATAGAATTCTGAATGATTCTCTGGTTCCTTTTGTTTTATAGAAAGAATTTGTATTTTTAAGGAAATTTCCTACATTAATACCTGAACTTAAGGTTCTATCTTCAAAACCAGGAGCATATAATTCTTTTAACTTAATATAATACTCTTTTAAAAATTCTACACTAAGGTTTTGGACTGTTGTAGTTGTACTTGCTCCACCATTAGTAACACCAGTTGTTAAAACTGTAGTTGTATCGTATCCATCACCTGTACTTTGAATCCAAAGAGGGAATCCTTGCGCATTTACAATAAATTCAATTGTATCACCTTCATCAATAATAATAGTTTGATTTAAACCTAAAGAATCAATACCAAGAGTGGTTAAATCATTTGTATTGACATCTCTATTAGCATTACTTAATTGGTAAAAATCATTATCAATATTTGTGATACCTAATCTGAATGTAGTAGGAGTGCTTCTACCACTAGTTCCTCTGGCTCTAACACGAATAATACCAAACATCTTAGTGATGGTGGCACTTTGATAAAAGTAATCAGCAGCAGTATATCCAGTTGTGTCAAATACAACAACTCCCGAAGTATGAGCAGCTGCATCTGTAGATTCAAAAATTAACTCTTCAGGGTTATTTTCATCTCTATATTTTGAGATTCCACTAAAACCTCTAATACAATCCTTAAGGGTATTATTATCTCTTTCAGTATATGTTATGATCTCATCATCAATCTTTATTAAACCATATTCATCAGGCAAACCCTCAGAATTAGACAATACAATCTCAGTATCTGTAGATGTACATTCTCTCTCTAAAATAATGTCTGGATTGATTACATTATCAACCAGATTATCTAATTTGATGTATTGATCTAAATTTTCCGCAAGATCAATCGCGCCACCTTGAAATTCTTGAGAAATGTAGTATTGTCTTAGAAAATCAGCAAATTTTGGGTTATCTTCTAATACAAACCGAGGAAGTTGGCTCTCAATTACATCTTTTATTTTAACTCTCTTGTTTATCATTCTATCGAGTTAGTGATCCGTTAGTGTAGCTAGAAGAAATTGGATATGATACTCCAGAAATCTGATCTCCAGAACTTATCGTATCTTTAATCATATTTATCGTACTTTTAGATAAATCAACATTGAGGTACAAATCTTTTAATCCTATGACATCATTAGACTCTGGAGTTGCTTGTATTTCAATAATATTTTGACCTAAAGCAGTTCCAGTGATGAAAATTGAGTTAATAAGAATTTCTCCATGCATATAATCAACTGTACCTGCATTACCATCTACAGTAACGATTTCACCATTACTGTCTATACTAACAATAGTTAGTCTTCCTGTAGTTGTGCTGCCATCTGGTTCATCACTAAAGTAAACAGGTGCACTTTCTCCTCTGATAGTGAAAGCGGTGGATTTAATGTTCCTACCTTCTAAATTAACGTGGAATTGGTTACCATAACATAATTCATATTGACTCGTAACGTTAATTTCCGCACGAAGGTCTCTTCTCATTTGGATTCTTGTGATATTTGAAGTAATCGATCTATCAGAATCATCGACAATATTAACGAACTTGCTATACTTGAATCTTCCACCGAATTTATTGAGATCTAAGGAATTAGCATACTTTTGAATAGAATTACTGACTCTTGTTTGAAGAGTAGATACGTCATTGAATATATTACTGTTGTAATATACAAAACAATCATATTCAACGGTTAATATTTGTAGATCAACTAACTGTTGGTTAATTCCTGCAAGAGCAAATTTCTTTAACTCAGTTGTAATTTGCTGTTTGGTAAAATCGGAAATAAAGTTAGCATTTCTTGGTTTAATACTAATTATAACATTTCCAAATTGTGGTGGGTCTAGTTCTTCACCACCAACGACTGAAACACTCTCGGTATCAGGATAAATTTGCTGAATTATTGCTTCATAATCAGTCGCAGAAACCGCCCTGTACTGCGATGAATATAACCTAGGAGCATAATACTTAACTGAGTTAATAGATTCGATCTCATCGCCATTCTGGGCGGGATTAACGGTAGTTAGAGTGATATTTAAGGTGCTTTGATTTACACTTACATTCAAACCATCATAAAAATCTCCACCAAATGAGAAATTACGAGCACCATTGCCTTCTCTACCCTCAGTTACAATATAATCGATCCTAACGTCTGTATTTGGATCTAATTTCTTACCAAAAAATCCATCACCAAAAAGAATTTCGTATTTTTCATCTTCAATCTCCTGAAGTAAGAAAACTTCAGAGTCTTTTGTAATTTTAACGATATTATCAACTAATCTATATCTTCTACCATCTCCAATCTCACCAGGTCTAAAAACAATGCTTCTAATAGTCGATGTATCAATAAATGGATTATCTAAAATGAACTTTTGCTCACTATGACCACTAACTGTAAATGCTTTTGATAATAATGTTCCTTCATATACCTCAAACTGCCCAAAATCAGCAACTCCATTCACAACTGCCACTGTTCTATCCTCTGGGATGGCAAAAGCATATGTTGTTCCAGAAGAATCACCAGTACAAACTAGACCTTTTCTTAAAGTCAGTGTATTTCCATTGATAACACTACTTGGATCGCTAACAGTAAGACTTACTGTGCCTTTTGCAGCAGTTCTTGACCTAGGAACATAACCAATATTTCTAGCAAGTGAAACAACGTTCTCTCTAAGAGTAGCAGAATCAATAAAAGACTCATTAACAACCATATTAGTGTTAAATGCAGTCTGATACGTATTATATGCTAATGTATCGATAAGAACCGACATGTTTGACCCTTCATAGTCAAAACCAGTAAAGTCGGTATTCGCTCTTAGGTAATCTTTAATAGAGGATTTGATATCCTCGTAGTCTAAATTTGTAAACTTGTTAGATGGCATTATCTTGTCGCCTCTAGGATGAAGGAAATTGCTTGAGCTGAGGATGTATCCCCAATAATATCATAAAATATTGTTACTCCAAATGCATTTAGGTCAGGTCTAGACTCGACTTCTACACTAACATTATTAACTCTCGTTTCATATAACAGAATTGTATTCTTAATTGTATCAGCGACTACAGATGCAGTTGCATCATCAATTAAATTGAATAAAGTATCTCTTATTGGCGATCCAAATTCAGCATTAAAAAATTTTTCACCAGGAAGTGTAAAAACACAATTCTTAATTGATGTTTTTATCGCATCTTCATTCTTAACAACAGTTAAATCATTCGTTACTGGATGAGGAGTGAACGAAAAACTGATATCTTTGAACGATTTTGAGGTAACCCTATTAGAAATAGGCATGTTATGGAGGCTTTAAATTTATTTATACGTATTAACGACAACTTTTTTTACAATTACTCAATTTCTCCACTTTTTTCGTCAATCCACTCGGTAACAGACCTCTCTTTTGGTGTTTCCCAGAAATATTCATCAGTATCTCCTAGTCTTCCCCAGTCAGTTCCTGCCTCAACTTGATATTCTATGGTAGAAACCTTAAAATCAGGTTTCTTTGGCATCTCAGGAGTGATAGAAAGGTCATATAAACGCATCCGATTGTTAGGATACAGTGCAAACTGCCCATTTTCGAGTGCTATGCAGTTATGAGACTTGTGTTCTTGTGGAACTTCACTTACATTATTGTCTACTACGTCTGGATTTGCATGGTAATTGTCTAATGTAAACAAATATTGACCTTTAATGAACCCATGATCTCTTGTATATACCTCACAATCCATTGAAGAGACGAAACCTTTGTTGATTGCGACGACTCCATAGTCCATACAGTTCCAAAATTGTAGATTTTCGAGTGTCATATCAGGATCTGGTGCCTTTGGTGCTCTTACAAATGCACTAATAGGCAGTTTATCGAACATTGCACCGTATTCTGGTAGGTAAGTCTCAAAGTAAAAAGCGCGTCCAGGTATCGATTTTGCCGAAACCCAGACACCCTCTACAAATTCACCATGTCCATCCTTATGATCTCGCAAATATTCCTTACGTACCCAAACTTTTTCAGCAGGAAGATTGCAAATTAGGTTCATCCTTGACCTCTAGGACGTTTTTTCTTGTTATTTCTGGAAGTTGCAGCATATTTTGTGTGTCTACCTGCCCCTTGTCTTGTTTTTTTCGGTCTACTTTCAATAGTTTTCATTTGTTTAACTCTACTTTAATGTCTTTTGATGCTGGATGCCCCTTTTCATAGAACTGATGGGCAAGATCTTCAAGGGTATCGAACATTTCTTCCTCTGAAAGGTCTTTCCATGCCACTACACCCTTGATTGAAATGTTATATCTATCAGATAACTCTTGTTTTTTCATGTCCTACACGTATATTTGGGTCACACCAGATCTCAAAACCTGCTGCAATCGCATCTAAACAGAAAGAAACGTCTTCTCCGCACATATCTTGTACCTCTCCTGACTCAAATTCTTGCATTTTAGGAGCAAACCAAGGATATTTCATTTCTTCGTGTTCAAAAACTCCATTTTTGATGAGTACCCACCCAAATCCTGTGTAATCCACCGTGAAGGGCTTACGGCGCTTTTGCATACTTTCACCAGTTTCATGATTCATAACACCTCCATTGGTACGGAAGTCTTGCTCTTCCAACCAGTGAGCAACAGAAGTTGTGCGTCCATCTTCGGTCATGTACCAACCTGCAGCAATATCCTTCTGCATAAGGACTAACTGTAAAAATTGTGCAGAGTTAAAGATAATATCACTATCAATCCACAGTTGATAATCATACTTGAGTTTGCCGTCCCATGGGATTTGGTTAGGACCACGTAAAACATTTGCACCTAATACCTTACAACGTGCAAAATTGACCATTGATGAGTAATCCTGAGAGATTTGGATACTCACACCCATTTGTACCAGATCAAAACATAATTGAACAAAGTTCTTCATGAATGCATATGAACAACCACGACCAGGTAGGCACAGTACAACTGCCTTTCCTTTTATAAGTTCTTTTGCTTTTTCGTAGTCGTATTCTATTTCTTTTTTCTTTCCTCCCTTAGTCGGAGTCTTTGCTTTTACAGTAAATCCTTTAGCCATAATTTGAGTAGGTTACATCATTATCATACTATAGTATGTAGTCATTGTCAATAAGACGATTCTTCGGTACACACATCTCCAACACATTCTGTATATGTTAGTTCTTCCTTAAAATATGAGTGATAAATTCTTCCCCATATTATATCAAATTCTTCTTGATTTAAGTTCTTGAATAAACATTTGTCATTCAAGTAAATGTGAAACGTTACGCTAGTTGTCGAAGTCATAAACCTCCTCTACTTTAATGTCCTCGAATGTGTACTTAATATCAAGTAAGTTATTATCAATGATTGTTTTAAGCATTGTAATTGTATTTTCTTTTTCTTCCTTAGAGAGACGTTCAAAAACTGCCTTTTCCTTAATCATAATATTGTACATTAGAATTCCTCTTCTTCATCAACAAATTTACAAGATAGTTCAACTTCTGATTTCAATGTCCATTCTACCACATCTCCTTCTTCCCATGTGAGATCCTTAAGGACTTCTTCTGGAATTGTAACAAAGAGATCTCCTGTGAGATCATCTTGTTGAATGACTGCTTTACGAATGTGCTTCATTTGCTTTGTAATCTCTCCACAACTGTTGATGCTTGCATAGGTGCAACATCATTTAATCCATTAGCATCAAACCAAGGTGCACTTTCCCAATCGAATCCTTCTCCGAATGTGTTATCAGGTGCCATCACATACCAATGACATTTTGCATCAGGTATATCAACAGCACATACTGCCCAGTCATCTGCCCATTGAGGTACTTGAACGTACATCACTGGTAAGTGATTTGCATGAGTGATTGTCGGAAATATAGTCAATGATATCATGAATACAAACCCCCAGAAAATCTGAGGTATGTATCTGACACTCATTGGTCTCTTATATACTTCCATTACGTCGTGGTAGTTCATTTGTATCGACCCTCTATGAGTTTATATATGGCGGAAAATTTTTTCATTTGAAGTATATTTAAAGGTCGAATTGTCACCTCTGTAGGTTAGATGGTACCTACGCGATTAAACACACAATAAGAAAGGGGCATAAGGACTGCCCCTAACGTATTATTGGCACAGAGGGTATCCCTCAGCGTTGGTGTAATGTGAGCAACTGTGCCAGTGGTGTTGGGTCTTATATGGTCATAGGTCTCCACACATAAAGCGCATAATAATAAGTGATGCGCACCCTTGCATGACCAATGCCCAGAGGAGAGTTATAACTCCTCAAGCATTTCATCCATCTCACATGCGTTGATCTTTGAGTCATCCCATCTGACTCCGTCGCCTGTGGTGTCTATGCCATAGTTAGCAAAGATCTCCAGTAGGTGTGACCAATCAAGTGCTCTGCGGGCGATGTCATAAAGTCCTTCATCAGACCCTATCCATAGAGCAGCGTTCCATGTTTCGTAGTTTGTCCAACCGTTATATTCTGTGTCTGTGTCGATTAGGTTTGCTTGATAAGTTGAAGTCATGAATGCTCCTGTGTGGTATGTACTTATTATAAGGGGTGATATAAACGTTGTGTATACGTTATGTGCCAGTTTGTGAAGTGGCATACTCTAATAAGTCATGCTCTCTGAATAGGTTATAATAGGTGTCGTTCATTAACCCGAACTCAAAAGACGTGTTTGCGTGTTGTTCGGTTACACCTTCATAACACTTAAGGATTTCATCGTAATTCATTAGTGCTTCCTCTGTCTGATGTATTCGCTGACTCTGTCGTTTAGGTCAGCGATTAATACGATTGATCCGAGTATTAAAAATGTTTCAATCATTGGCATAAGTCCTCAAAGCGTTTGTTTGCAAGTTCAATTTGTTTCTCTTCTGAGAGATAGGGGAAGCACTCTTGCACTTCCTCAAAAATGGATTCTAAAATAAGTTCGTTTTGTAGGCAACTCATTATGCGTACCTCCCTGCTGGATGTGGGTTTGATGGTGTACAACCGAATGATGCAAAAAATGCGTTCATCATTCCAACGTTAACCTCTGGGTCGTCAAAGTCAACTCCGCCGATATGGTCAACTCCCCATTCGCTGATTTCATCAATAAATGTTTGGAAATCTTCGCAAACGAATGCCATGTTCTCAAAGTTTTCTACTTCTTTGATTCTGTTAATAAGTCTTTGGGTTTTTGTCATTTGTGGAAACCTCATGTTTGTTATGTACTTATTATAAACAGTAGGGAGATTAAAATAAACCCCCCTTGTGCCACTTTGTTAACTGTCACAGTATACCTCGCACGTCGTTGCTTAATATGGTAGATTTGCCGTTAGTGACATTATGAAGCATATTATCAAAGGTTTGCAAGTCCCATTCTTTTTGCTCTGGGACGTCGCACTCATAGGCAAACATAATGACCTCATAAAGATAGTCATATTGAGTTGGTGTTAACTCAATATTGATTCCGTTTTTATTAGTCATTTGAAGTGTACTCCCCTTCAAGAACTCTTGTTCCGTTTAGTGAGTACCAAACTAACTGAGCATGACCATATTGCTGTGCCATGTCATAAAGTACATCATAAGCGAATGATCCGTAAGGGATTGCTTCCCTTATTGGTGTATTTGGAATTTCAATAAATTTTTGTATCATAGTGTGGAAACCTGATTGTTTATAATACTATTATACACATAAAGATGTGCAAATTGCAAGCGAAAGTGGACACTTTATTAACTGTCACACCCTCTTAATTTTTTAAGACATTGTGCGTTAATGTCCATGATGTGTTCTTTAATATCACTGTTCATATCATAGTGAAATAAAACACACTCTCTGATGTATTCAATTTGTTCCTTTGTGAATTCTCTTGTAAATCTTGGCATTAGTAACCTTTTATGCCTCCGTCCCCGTAGACATCACACATAAGTTCATCATATAATGACTTTAATTCCTTATTGTCAAAATGATGATCTGGGACGATTAGGTCAAGGATTCTTTCCTTTGTTTTTGAATCAAAGTTTTTTGCCAAATCTTTGATTTCTTTGATAAGATAGTTTCTGTTCATTATTCCTCCACTCCTAATGCTTCATTTAAATGTGCGACTACCTCACGGCATAAACCCGCCATGTATTCATCACTACCATCTTCTGATGGGTACATTTCAAAAATTTCAAGTAATTCATCCGCTGCGTCGGATGCTGCTATTACTGGTGCTCTGTCAATCTTTAGGAAGCGATCAGTTGCGTACATGTGTGGAACCTGTATGTTTATACTATTATTATAAACGAAAAAGGGAGGTGTAAACCTCCCCGTGTGACACTTTTTAAACTGTCTACTAATGGTCGCAATTTTTGTCAATGTATGCATCTTCATTCCAGTGTTCCCCTTTATCAAGAACTCCGAGGTTAACAGCGATTGCATCATAACACTCCATCGCACTCCGTGACATTCTATTACAAGTGTAATCCCACCCTAAGTTAGCGAAGTCGTCGTAGAGTTTTTTGTAATTAATCCTTTTAGTCATCAGTTAAAATCCTCCTTTGTTCGCGGTAGTAAAGTTCTTTGTCGATCATGTCGTGCTCTTCAATAGAGATGAAACCTTGCTTGATTTCGTCTTTGAGTTCAGCATCGGACATACCGATAATTTCAGAATGTGTTAGCATTACGAAACCTCCTTAATTTCTTCAATGATCTCATCATAATGATCTCCCCAGTAGTCCTTACAATCATTTAAGAACTCTTGCTCTGGTTGACTTTCAACATGACCCATCATGTCGCTGTAAACGTATTCCACCAAATCTTCAGTAGTCATACCATCTACATAACGATCAACGAACAATTCTTGTAAATCGCTGTATTGAGAGGCGGTTAGTCCCGTCCTCTCTTTTTTCAGTTCGTCGTTTTTAGTCATAATATCCCAACTCCTCCTCTTGTTCTCTGAGTTCTTTTGCTGACATAGTGAAAAAATCACGAATGGTCATATCTGGATATTGTAGCAGATAAGAGCATAATGCCCCCATCTGCATATGTCTGCTTTCTGCCATGTGGATTTGTTCCATCACTTGCATAGCATCCGATTCTAAATTTGTCATCATTACACCACGGGGATAGTAATGCCATCATGAAAAGGCACGATTGTATTAAATGCACGAACGTACCAGTTCCAATTTTTCTGAAAAATTCCATTTGAACGTGGTTCGCAAAACTCATTAATAAGTGCATTGAGTCTGCTTTTTGTAGTTGGTGTAAACCAACCACCGCCAGAGTAGAGTTTCAACGAATCATCAGTAACTGTGGCAATATGATTTCCATGCAAAAATACTTCTGCACTCATATTGTTTGTTGGGTCATAAGTAACGCAAGTGTTATCTTTAGACCATGCGTGACCATTTCTGATCGCTTCATTCATTTCAAGTTCAATTTTTCTCATGTGTGGTTTAATTGCTTGACTCCTTTATTATATACGAAAAAGGGGACTACGAAAGTCCCCATGTGACACTTTATAAACTGTCACACCTAATGGTCTGCCCAGATTATTTGTTTGCTAAAGTTGGCGATGTCGAAACATATTTCACACATACAATCAACATGCGGGTACGAATCTCGCCAATAGTAGATCTCTTCTAATGGTGCGTCCCAGTAATAATAACAATCTGGTTGATAGTCTTGAATGCAATGATCCGAATTTTTCGGATAACCCATTTCTTGGCGGTAACCTTCATCAAAGTTACCGCATACGTCGCACTTTGCCATTATGTACCTAAGTAACCTGCAACTTGGGCGCCTGGTTCGTCATAGAACCACGTAATGTCAACTGTTGGGTACTTTTCACGAAGTGCATAGTATATTTGCTCAGGTGGCGACCATGCAGTCTCAAAGGTGACTTGAAAACTGTAATCATCACCATCTAGTTCTGAATACTTGCCGTCAATGTCCCATTTAGTTCCCCAGTTGTTGATGTTCCAGTCATACCATCTATCGTCATTCATATCAGTTGACGGAAAGTATAGACCCTTACCGAATCCTTTATCCTTGACGACTGGTAGTTCACCAACTTCACCACGAGGTTTTGAGAACGAATATTCTTGCACGTCCTCTGGTGCTAGTGGTACTTTCTCCCAGTTTGGGGGTGGAACTATCTTCGC